GAGTTTGATTTTCTGTCAGTTCATGGGTGAGATGGATCATATTCAATCCAAACTCAACAACCCTGTTTTCAGAATCGATGGTTCTGTCGATAAAGAAGACCGCATTGAACAGATGAAACTTTTCAAGACTGCACCAAGCAATGCTACCTTGATCATCCAGATTAAGTCTGGTGGAACGGGTTTAAACCTCCAAGAAGCAACCCGTGTTTACATCACTGCACCTTCTTGGAACCCGGCTACGGAACTTCAAGCTATTGGCCGAAGTCACAGAAATGGTCAGACTAAAAACGTATATGTCAAGAAGCTTGTGTACACTGACACTGTTGAAGAGAATATCATGGCACTTCAGGGTTACAAATCAACCATATGTGCGGAAGTTTTGGATGACAAACGTCTTGAACATCAGATCCCAGTCAAAGAATCTGCGAAAAATATCTCAATGATCGACATCATGAAAATTTTCCGTGCTTAATATAAATGAAAACTATTGGTACTCGAGCAGAAGTGTTCCACGGAAATGCTGACCACACACCAGGTGGTCTCGGGAAGAAGGATCTCATCAAAGGTGAAGATGGTCGTATCAAGAGCAAGGCTGCGTCGTGTGCGGCTACTGCTCGTATGAAGCGTGAGGGTAAGAAGGCTCTTGTTAAGGTTTTTAAGCCTGTCAAGAACGGATTCAAGCTTCAGCCTAGGGAGGGTACAAAGGAGTACGCTAAAAAAATAAAAAAGATGTAATAAGTAATAATGACTCTTGCTTTATGGGATGAATCCGTACGAATGGCGAAGATTAAAGCGGGAACAAATCCCAAGTCATTCGTACGACTTCAGGGTAAAATTTTAAAAGAAGCTCAATCTATTTATCATATACTTTTGCTCAATCAGCGTCATCGCCGAGCATAATTTGAAAACCTTTCAGACGTTGAATGTCTGACACCATAAGCTGATACAACTTCCAAGTACAACCAAACTTCTTATTCATGAAGTACACACTATTAAGTTCTACAATAGATGAACCTGTAGTTCGTGAATGAAGACCATCCTCAGCTTCGCATCGTATGTCCTTCTTTTCTTGATCGTAAAGTAGGGGCTTGATTCTACCATCGTAGTCTGTATCAACCTTGACACGAAATTTAGGCTCCCGACCAGGGGTTTCCTTAATATTGGAGTTGAAAAGTGGTACAAGCTCATCGTATGTCATTTTCTTACCAAAAATTTCTTGACTTTGTTCAGCAACGTTTCTGATGATTTTCTCTTCAATTTGTCGAAGAACATCGTAACACCGTTTGATAACACTCTCGTGTTCATCAAACCCCCTCATAGAGAAGTCGATATTCCATTTTTTTTTACCTATTTCAGGTGTGAAACCAGAAATGCCGAAGGGCATATACATTTTAGGGATCTGAAATCTAATAGGCTCACCCTTTTGTGTTGACAATGCAATTTTCCGATTATTGTAGTCCGTGATCTTAATATCATCTAATACTTTGTCAAACTTGATCACCATTATATGTTATCACTAAGCGTAAAACTTTAAGCGGAACAAGCCTCGCATGAAGGTTCGGGTTCAAGACTGAATTGGATAGGTCGAGCCTTTGCTTTACTTCGCAAGTAGTACATACCCGTCTTGAGTCCAGACTTCCATGCATACATGTGCATAGAGGATATTTTTCCAATTGTAGGTGACTCTAAAAACAAATTCATAGATTGCGATTGACATATAAAACGACCCCTGTCCGCTGCCATGTCGATAATACATTTTTGACTAATTTCCCAAACAGTCTTATAAAGATTTTTAATATTATCTGGTATCTCTACTATGTTTTGCACACTCCCTCCGGCTTTGACCATTAAGTCTTTCATCTCTTTTGACCAAAGACCTAACTTCTTCAAATCTTCAACAAGATGTTTGTTAACCACAACAAATTCACCAGCTAATGTGCGACGAAGATATATGTTTGTAGTGTATGGTTCAAAACACTCATTATTACCGAGGATCTGAGCCGTCGAAGCAGTGGGCATTGGTGCTACGAGAAGACTGTTTCTCAGACCCTTCGTCATTACACGCTTTCTCATTGCATCCCAATCGTAACGACCACTGTATTTAGCTTCACCTTCCCATAGATCTGGTTGAAGAAGACCTTGTGAAGCGGGTGAACCCTCGAAACTCTCATAAGGCCCATTAATTTCAGCGAGTTCAGAACTTGCTTCTAAAGCTGCATGATAAATAGTCTCGAAAATATGAGCATTCATAGTCCTCGAATCTTCGCAATCGAAGGGAAGACCACACAAGTTGAATACATCTGCCAACCCTTGAACACCTAGACCAATCGGTCTATGTTTCATATTCGAATATTTAGCAGTCTCGACTGGGTAGTAGTTACGATCAATTACACGATTTAAATTTTTCGTTACAATTTTTGTAATTTCGTGGAGCTTTGAATAATCAAATGTCTTTAATTCTCGATCAACAAACTTTGGTAGAGCGATAGACCCTAGATTACATACAGCCGTTTCATTCTTATCCGTGTATTCCAGAATTTCTGTACAAAGGTTAGAGCTTTTGATGACACCTAGGTTCTTTTGGTTAGACTTTCTGTTACAGCTGTCTTTGTATAGCATGTACGGGGTGCCGGTCTCTGTTTGACTTTTGATAATAGCTTTCCATAGTTCAGATGCATAAATTGTCTTAATAGCGAGACCTTCCTCTTCGTATTTAGTGTACAATTTTTCGAATTCTTCCCCGTATACATCTGAAAGACCCTTAGTCTTATCTGGACAGAAAAGAGACCATTTACCTCCTTCCTCAACTCTCTTCATAAAAAGATCCGGAATCCACATAGCAGTGAATAAATCCCTGCATCGAGCTTCCTCGTCACCCTGGTTGAGACGAAGTTCCAAAAAATCCATTACATCGGCGTGCCAAGGTTCAAGGTACAGAGCGAATGACCCCTTCCTACGACCCGCTTGGTTGACATAGCGTGCTGTAGCATTGAATACCCTAAGCATAGGAATAATTCCATCAGACTGACCATTAGTTCCTCTAATCCTGGACTTGTTTGCACGAACATCGTGAATATGAAGACCTATACCACCAGCCCACTTAGAAATCTGAGCACACTCTGTGAGAGTCCCGTATATACCATTAATAGAGTCCTCCTTATTTGCAATTAGGAAACAAGATGACATCTGTGGACGGGGAGTACCTGCATTAAACAAAGTAGGTGTTGCGTGAATAAACATACCACTGGACATTTTATCATACGTTTCAAGTACCGCTGGAATATCATTTCCATGAATACCAATAGAAACACGCATGAATAAGTATTGAGGTGTCTCCATGAGCTTTCCATCCATGTACTGCAGGTAACTTTTTTCGAGAGTCTTCAATCCAAAATACCCAAATTCAAAGTCACGTTCCTTTATAATGTTATCTTTGACTTGTGCAGAAATTTCGGCAACTTCATCGGTAACAATATTAGCCTTTGCAAGGCGTTTCATGGCAATGTTAAAATTAGTGGGTGCTATTTTTTGAATATTACTTGCAACAATACGTGTAGCAAGAACTTCATAATCAGGGTCAGATGTAATCATTCCAACACATATTTCAGCCGACAATGTATCAATTTCATGGGTTTTTATACCATCATACATAGACGAAAAAACTTGTTGTGCAATTAGTGTAGAGTCAATATTATCTGAAAGATTATAGGTTAACTGTGAAATCCTATTGACGACTTTATCAAACTTTGTATCTTCAATACGACCAGAACGTTTAGTAACCCTCATGTATCTATTTTAGTATCATTTTTTTTAAGTTACTTGGTTTTCGCAGAGAAATCACGGCTACGAACGGGTACGGGACCGGCGACTTCTTTACGACGGTCCGACTGTAAAAGGTATGTGTTGGTGTAAAAGGGGCCAACTTCCCCTGCTGGTGTAACGGGGGGGTAAGAAGCAACAAAACATTCACCACTCTTGCAAACGGGTTCTGGGCTAAGGTTGTTAATTGTTGGCTTGTAAGCTTCGTCAAAGTCAGCAAACTTCATCGTTTAATATTTACGAATAGTTTTTTTTCGGAGCATATATAAATGGAAGTCAAATCTATTCAACAGTGTCCGACTCCCCTGAATACTCTGTTTTTTTCGGATTTCAACCTCAGTCTTCTTCAGAAGGCTATCCGTCAGTCTTTTAAAAATAAGACTGGTATTAGTATTGATCGTCAGAATCCAGACGACTTATATGCTATAATGCGTGTAGTTTTCATCAACAACTCTGGTGATCCTAACACAGGGGTTCAGACTCAGGTGAAAAGAATGAACGAGATTGTTATTAAAACAGCCCTTGCACAAATCCAGACAGGTGTTGCACAGTATATAGGTTATATACAGGACATTGATACAACGGCTCGTCCCATGGATCTTCCTGTAAATACTTCAACTATGGGTAAAAAGTTACCTAAGTCGACTAAAATGAGTTTATAGAGTAAGTGATGGAAGTTCTTTCAGGAATTGGGGGTGTACTCGATTTACTACACCTTAGAAGATCAGTCGTAAACTTAAACACTGCAAAAGGAGGATACAACGAAGAAAAATGGGTCGCTAACTTTTTACAAGATGAAGTCTACGTGAATCAAGATAAGAAAAGTAAAGTAGACATTAAAAATAATTCCTATAATTTTCAAGTAAAGAAATCTAAAAAAGGACAGTTTCAACAGGTCTCCAGGGGAACAGTTGATAATTTCATTAACGATTTACCAGAACTGGAACCTATAAAAGACCTCTTGAAAGAACGCTGTGAGGAAAAAAACGAATTTAAACCCGAACTTTTGGAGACACTTAATCAACACAAGAGACAAATAATTGAACATGCATTATTGGGTCACGGAGAAAAGCCAGATATACTATGTGTTACTGAATGGGGTAAAAAAAACAATAAACGTGAAAAGGTAACATTTTTCACAATGGATGATATTATCGAATCTTTGATGCAGTATGAATTTAAAATTAGAAATTCAAAAACCGTTGTAGAACTTGGGCCATCCTTTACTTTCCAACGCAAAGGAGGTGATGGTGGACGCCAAAGTGCTAATGATATTCAGTTTAAGATTGTTCCGTCGTTATTGGAAGTCAAAGATCATGTAGTAATTCCTTTAGAACATTAACGACTATACTGTTACCTATGTAAAACAGCATATTATCACCGTTAATATATTTATAGTCTGGACTAAATCCAGACATTTGAAGTGCTTCTTTGATGGTCAGTTTTCTAATCTTACCATCAATTTCGTACAATCCTGTTTTTGAACCAGGACCCCCTGATGACGCACATATCGTTGGTCCATAGTCATCTATAGAATACACTCGTTCACCCTGTCGCCCACCTTTTCCGGTCTTTTTGTTAATCAGGGAATATTTCATACGACCATTGGAAGCCTGAAGCGTATATTTATCTTCATAATTGAAAAAGTCTGATACGGTATGATCTATAATTGTAGATACGGGTGTAATAGGTCTATTAATTGAACGAAATTTATACTTTTTATCCTTATCACACATAATGTAAATACGTTGTCTAGATTGTGGAGATCCATAATGTTTAGAATCTATGACTTTGTAACTTACTTTATATCCTCGTTCTTCTAATGAAGATATGATTACTTGAAATGTCTCTCCATTGTGGATGGTCTTGAGATTTTTCACGTTTTCTAATAAAACTTTTTGTGGAGATTTTGCATCTATAATCTTAAGAATTGTATAAAAAAGATTACCCTTCTCCTGATCATTAAAACCCATCTTCTTTCCAGCAATACTAAAAGGTTGGCAGGGAAATCCCGCACACAATATATCAAAATCGGGTATTTCTGATACATCGAGTGCGTTTATATCACCATGTGGTTCTATACCATGATTATCTTTGTAAATTCTTCTCACCTTTTCATCTATATCACACGCAAATACACATTCGTATCCCTGGTCAAGCGATTCAAATGCTGTATGAAAAGCACCAAGTCCACAAAACATGTCTACATATCGTTTACCCCTCATGGATTGTTTATGTTGATATCCTTAAAGTATATTAAAGTTGCGACTCTAGATCAATATAAGTATGAGTTTAAACTATTATAAATCTGAAACAGAAAAAGTTTGTAAATCGAAGGGGTGGGATAAAGTAAACGTTGACACTGTGTGGCTTCTTCTTACTGAAGAGGTTGGGGAACTTGCTTCGGCAATCAGACAATATAAGAAGAAATTCAAAAAGATGAACCTCAAGAAAGAGCGTGGTACAGATGTCATGATGGAAATGGGTGATGTATTCAGTTATCTATTTCAACTGGCACATATGCTAAATATTGATCTAGATAAGATGTGGTCAGAACACAAAGAAAAAGTCAAGATGAAAAAATATAATGTCGGTTAGTAACAAGATGAGCATTCGAATGCTCAATGACGAATCTGCCATAAATCGTATTAACCCATATGTCAATTCAGGCCCAGGAACAGTACGTCGTACGGAACAGTTTTCTACTTACACTAAACCTATGGAGCAAGATGCTCAATTTGAAATTGAGGAAGAACCTAGTTTTTCACATGGTATGCCTTTAGGTATGCATATGAAGAATACACCTTGTCCAATGTCTAGACCTTTACTTCCAGAAAGAAATATAGACACAGGATTGACGGATTACGGTAAAATTTTAGTTGAGAAGATACGTGAAAAGAAAGTAAACACCCCGCGAATGGTTATAGCGGGGTTAATTATTGCTGTTCTAATTCTATTAATTTTAAGACGTTGAAGAATCTTTCGAGACGACTAAGGTTAATACAGCGTTCTACTATATCAGGTAGGATCTCTTTGCAGAAGGTGGCTACAAATTCCCTTTGCCAAGTGCATCTCTTGTTTATAAATGGTGGTTCAAATGTGGGATCTAGAATCTTTACCGTGTTCATAAGTCTAATTTGTGTACGAACATTTGAAAAGACGTTATTAAGAATATTATCTAACATGATAGAAGCCATCTTTTGACGGGTTTCTAAGTTCTTTTCGATCATAGTGTCGATAAACTTTTCATATCGAACACCGTTATCCTTGGTGATGATCTTTGTCCACTCTCCTACTGGGTTAGCTCTCAAATAATCACAAAATGTTTTATATCCCTCGTCAGGTACGAGTTTGGAATACATAGTTTCGATATAGGAAATATCATCTTCCACATCATAAACGACGTGGGCAGATTTGAGGACAGTAGTCATAAAATAAAATCAACTGTTTTCTTTAACCTAAGTAAGTCGATATCATTGGATATCTATCCAATATGTATCACCCAGTTGCAAACGCGACGTTTTCCTACTTATTGACACTCGATGAGTTTAGGAAAACATTTTCATCAGACACCATGCCTTCTTGGGTAAAGATCACGACCATTACAATGATTTCTGGCTTTAGCGAAGAAGTAAAGATTGACATTGAAGGGATTAAATCTTTATTCAAAGAAAAAGACACGATTTCATTCAAGAGGGAGGAATCTGACTCACACTTTGAGTGGAAACTAAAGCCTTCTACAACTTTTTACAATCAGGTGACTTTGAATTATACAGACGTTTATAGTACAAAGTCTATCAAGATATTCCCAAATGGGAGTATTCAAGTTGCTGGTTGTGCCGACTTATTTGATTGCAAACGTGTTATCAATCAGTTGAACTGTTTTTTCAAGGATGTTTTGAAAATTCAGGAAGAACTCCCGGTTGATAAGTTTCGTGTGGTAATGATTAACTCAAATTTCAGTCTGAACTATAACGTGAATCTTCAACTCACAGCCAGACATTTTGAGTCTTATAACGACATTTTTGAAGTGTCTTTTGAACCAGATCGTTATTCCGCAGTGAAGATCAAATTTAAACCAGCGGAAGATATGAAAAGGATTACCACGAGTATTTTCAGCACAGGTAAAATTATTATTACAGGAGCGGAGACTCTCAAAGAGATTGCTTTTGCTTACAACATAATTAATCACCACATAAATGAGTGTCCAGGTATCAGGGTATCACCAAGTGCAACCAAAGATATTTTCGATACTTTCATGGGATATAAGTGTCAAGACTTTATTCAAGAACTAAAAAACAAAAATTTCAAGTCGTGGACCAAAACAATTATCAACAACAGAATTAATTTCTAGTTTTATACTAAATGTCTCAGCGACTTGGTATGGCTGATGGGAGGTGTTTCACTATTAACACTTCGTCCCGTCTCTTAAACAACTACATCATGACCGAAAATAAGGTTGACTATGTTGACAATTACAAGTACCGTCAACTTCTCCAGAGCGAGGGTCCCAAGCTTATCGAAAAGGTAACGAACGAGCAAAAGGTTGCCGAGGATCGCAACTGCCAACGATGCGACAAGCCCCTTCTCAAGGTTGCGGGTATATACTAAAAAAACTTTACATGTTTAAACCAGGGAAATGTCTGTGTGTTCCATATGTCTAAATGAAGTTAGGGTGACTCGGTCGAATCCTGCTTTAAGATGTGGACATGTTTTTCATTCAGAGTGTATTAAAGGATGGAAAGAACAAGGTAAGAATACATGTCCAGATTGCAGAAAAGTATTTGACGTTTCACCTTTTAGAGTAACTCTCACCATAGAGAATAATTACAACCATACATCCAATATCATACCTATGGATGAAGATATGATATTTAACGTGATGGATATATTCAATATATCACTAGACGTTGAAGATGTCGTAGATTTAGACGCTCTTCTTTCGGAGATTGGAACGGACCTTACCAACATTGATCCCTCTATTCTTGACACAGAATGAGCTACAATATGTATTGTAATTCAATCCACCATAATTGCGATTTGCCTTTCGAGGATCCTTAATCACTTTACCCTTCGCATCTTTCAGCAATGGACCTGTTGCCCAACCACGTTTATGGCTGAAGACGTTCACACGTATTTTCATCATTTTTCCAACATCCACCTTCGGGATTTTTCGCGGTGATACCTTAAAAAATTTAGCAATACTCGTTTTAGTATCGCCATCCTTTGGTTTGTATTCTACCAGGCCATGTTGTTTATAAAAATGGAAATCACCACTGTTTAACAGTGTAGGTTTCTTTTTACCAGTAACGAACATCATGACTTTGTAATACCCCTTCTTGCATCTTGTATTCCCTTTCACTACATATACTTTTTTAGGGTTGTCAGACACAACACGCTGGGGTAAATTTTTGCAATTCGTGTATGTATGGAACCATTTAGAACGCCCACTTCTATCACCAGGGACACTCTTTTGTAAACGGTACCTTTCATAGTCACCCACAGCATATGCATAACAATTGTTATTACCAATACCCACCGATGTACCCCAGTACTTGTGGGTAAATGTCGGCTCCGATCCACTCAGGGGAGGATACCGTCGGGTCATTTATATTATGTTGACATATTATAAATGATCCGTGATATTATCATCACAAAGAAGACCGAAGACCGCATGACCCTGATTGTTTTATACACTATAATCATCGTCCTCAGCACCGTCCTACTTCGCTATCTGTGGAACGAATCCCTGGTTAAGCATATTACTGTTTTAAAGCCAATCAAGACCATGCTAGATGCGTTGCTTCTTTCTATTGGTCTTATGGTTATCCGTGGTTGTTAAACCTCTTTGTAACCAACATGCTTTTCACCAGAAGGTGAAATTAATGTTGGGAACGCATCCATACCGTCGCAATTTTCCTTATCACAATCGATGAATGTGAAAGGCTTATTGACATTTTTCATATGATCAAGCTGTTTACGAGTCCATCCACAACCCATGGTTCCGTAAACAGTCCAACCCTTCTCTCCATCCTGAGTAACAGGAGGCTTCCCTGTGTTAATGAGAGTGTATGCATTGACGATAATTAGGGCGATAAACGCAAACATTGTATATAATACTCATATATATAAAATGCCATCGACTGTATTCAACATCGGAAATAGGAGTGTCACGCTCAAATACACCAGGAAAATGCCCCGTGGTGAAGTTGAACGGATGAAATCATTCGTGACTAAGAATGGTGAGAAACTCGTCAAGACTCCAAAGTTTAAGATACTCTCTGAAGTTGACGAGGGTACGAAGAGGGTTTTTAAGGTTGACAAATCTTCTTTTTGAGTGCATTGACTTCATCTTTATCTAGTTTATTTACGAACTTATTAATGTACATATTAACTGCCTTCTTTGGTGTGGGGGTCTTGACCTTGGGTGTGACCGTCTTGAATTTACCCCCAACAAACTTCATATTCTTACCACCTTGTATGGCGTTCCTTACGTTTTGGGGTGTCTTCATGTTAAAAGGTTGTCCACGTTCGTACCTCTTCATTCGAGCCCTCTCCGACCACGTTGGTTGTGCCCTCCTTTCCCTCTCAGCCTTGTTCTTAGCCAGAGCCTTCTCATACATACCCTTTCTCACATACTCACGCTTCTTACCGTTTACGTCAACGAACGAGAACCGTGCATCACGTCCAAGTTGTATCTGACGATTGATA